ACCCCAAGGTTAAAGCCTGTAATGCAACGATTTAACGAGGCTTTGGCACCGGAAAAAGGAATTATCCGTAGACTGAAAGAAGAATCGGACGAAGAGGACGGCGGCATGTTTTCCGGAAAGAAAGGATCCACGATCAGTATTGGAAGTCTGATCGGACAACTGGTTGTCGGTGGAGGTAAAGAGAACAGGCGTCAAATCGGAGAAATTCTTGCCGATGTTCTTTTCGAAGAACTGGATCGATATGACGAGGTTTCTGCGTGATCGGCGGTATAACGCCACCCATCGCTCCCGCTGGTTACATCCCGCCGGAGATCATCACCGGCGATACGGATCGTCTTGTCATTAGTCCAGGCGTTCTATCCGATTTTGAATTTCCTTCCGGAACAAAAATCACCTTGCGAAACGAAAAACGTATTATTTTTACAGCGATTCCGGGACGTTCCGGAACCGTGAAAGAACTTACTGGACAAGATGATTGGACGATCACGATTGAGTGTTCCCTTCTTGCCGCAGTATACGGCGCGGGTTTACTTGCGGCACCTTCAAATCCTTTGATTAAAACGATGATCCAGCAAATCAAAGAGATCAAAAGGATATGGGAAAATACGGAATCGATTGGACTTACACACTCTTTGTTAAACGCATTAGGAATCAAGAATGTAGTTTGCAAGTCAGTTCAGTTGCCGAATGCAGTCATTCAATACAACCAGCCGATTACGTTCGTATTCCTAAGCGATAACGACATTGATCTGGATCAAGCTTCTTTAGAGGCTAAAAGTTCGATCGTGGAGTCTTCGTTATGAGTTCTTTTTACGTCCTCAAACCAAACGACACCTTAGAAAGACTTGCGGCCAAATTTTACGGCAGATGGGAAATCTGGAAATTGATCTTCGATACAAATCCACATCTCGTAAGTATTCATCCTCTTCCCGTTGGAGTTCTGATAGAAATTCCCATACCGCGAACAGACGATGTAAATCATACTATCCTTGAAGGAGACACTTACGAGTCATTGAGTCTTCTCTATTACGGCACGGAACATTTTTCCGGAAGAATCAGAGAAGCGAATGATAACCTTCAACCTTACGAAAACGTAGACTCGATTTTATTCATCCCGGCTCTGATCACAAAATCGGATTTAGTAAATGCAAATAGGAGAATGACGTAATGCTTGTATTGGAACAAGAATTGAATATCGGAGGAATCAAATTTCCAATTGTCAACGAAGTCGTCCTGGAATCCTCAAGAGAAATTCCGACAGACGTTCTGAATATTAAACTGCCTAAATATAAGAATCTGAAAAAGGATTCGATTCAGAAGTTTGCAAAGGTGGAGTGGAAAGCTGGCTACAAACAATACGGATTATTTCCTGAGTTCTGCGGTTACGTTTTAGAAGTGAGTGAAACCGTCCCTTTGGAAATCAAGTGTGTAGATCCGTTCTTTTTTTGCCAACGCAAAACAATGGAGCGCAGTTATAACAATGATCCGATCTTAACATTCTTAAACGATTGTATTCATCCGCAGATTAAAAGCGATGTCACTGTTTTAGTGAGAGATGAAGATATAAAGAAAACGATCAGTGTTGAATGTTCTGGAAAATCCGCTCGTTTTGCTTTAGCATTATTCAAAGTAAAGTATGGAGTCGATGTCTTTTTTCACGATTGGAAATTGGTGGTTCAAAAAGCGTTCATCCATCCAAACCTCTTCGAAAAAACAAAGAACAAAAAGATTCAGAAAGCACAAGTTGCGTCCGCTTCCGGATCGCCTGATCCATCCGGAAACTTTCCAACGTTTCGGGTTGGGTTCAACATCATTCAAGACGAACTCGTCGCACGAGAAAAGAAAGACATCAAGATCACGGTCCGAGGGGAAGATCCGAAAACCGGGACAACGTATAAGGGATCGTATGGGAATGGAGCGGAAAGATTCTTCGAGGTCGACGGGTTGAACGCTGCGGACGCAGGAAAGAGAGCGAAAGAACTTTATATGACCCACTGCGGTTCCGGTTACAATGGAAAATTTGTAACGTTTGGTTATCCTTCGGTAACTCACTCACAAGTGATTCATGTGATAGATCCGGAAACACCTTCGCGCACTGCTAAATCTTTTGTAGAAAAAGTCACGAAAACTTTTGGAATCGGTGGATACCGTCAAGAAATTTGGCCCGGCTTCTTTTTTGAACCACCGAAAAAATCAGGATCAAAACCAGCAAAGAATGAATCGAAATTTCGAAACGATTATGCGGGGCCGCAATCATGACAAAGCCGTCGTTAATCGAATTGATCGTAAAAGCGTGGACGCTTGGTTTTCCTGTCTTCTGGCCGGAATCCGGAACCGTGGATTCAGTGGACAAGGTGAATAAAACTCTCAAGATCAAAGTCGGAACTGATATTCGAAATGACGTGACGTGGATTGATCCGGTGACTCCGCGAGAAGGATCAAAATGTCTTCTCGTTGCACGAAATAACAAAGCGGAAAGATACACCGCTTTCGCTTTCGA